TTTTGGTGTAGAAAAAATCTCAAACTAGTTTAGATAGCTTTAAGAAAATGAAAATCACCTATTTCTCGTGGTGTTGTTGGCCATTGCTTCTCCATTTCGCGAAATCCTCTCGGTTCGTAAATGAAAGCCTTGGCTTGCAAACGTAATTGATCTGGAAATTTCCCGAACTTAAGATCATTAATATCTTCAACCATGTGCGCGCGGACCATCCATGCTAACGCTTTCCAGTTGGGTTCGAGGTGAAACTCCTCAGTTATATGCTTAAAAATCTTTTCGCATAATCGATGAAATCGATCGTGCTCACCCATTGAAGCGATTGCCAATCCGACTGCTGATGCTGCCAGTTTAGCGTAATCTCTTGCTCTTTCAGGGAAGAAAAGGTGCCTAAGTAGGTCCTCTTCTGATCTTGAACATATTCCGAACTTGTTGCTATAACTTAGCACTGTCATGCCAGTTACTCGATCTTGAACTATGCTCTTCTTCACGTTAAGTATCGCGTTGAAGTAGAATAGCGCAGATGCTGCAACCATGTCCAGAAAATTGTTACCGTAAAGCATAAACATGCGTTCTTGAAACGCTATGAGAGAGTCGTCGCCTTGAAATCGGCTCCAGAATTCTTTAGCAAAAATGTTGATTCCAAGCGCTAACAAGCACGTGTAGTTCATGATTGTATTTGCGAATGAATCCATTAATTGCGTTTGCTGGTAACCAGATCCGAAACCGTTCCAAACCCACTCCCAAACCGATTGGTTAGGTAGTAAAATTGGCGTTCTTCGAATTGCGTGGCACATCCACGTCCAAAGGTTGTTGATTCTCTGCTCTTGCGGCATCCCGTGGGGATAGTGAAAAGTTGGTTCGTAGAACCTAAAGTCGAAATAGTCTCGCCAGATAGTATGCACATCGTCAATCAGCTCGTGTAGCAACCGTTTGTCAAATTTTGACCAATCGGCGCCCATAACTGTGTTGGGTGCTTTTCTTGCGTGTATTTCACTAAATAATCTTTTCCATCCTCCTTTCGACATTTCTCTGCCCCAGAGTAGCCTACCGGCATCTGAGTTCAGGTACGTCGCTTGTAGTGGCCAGATGAACATCAGTTCCATCATCAGAAGCAATTTAGATGCTCCGAATACGGCTCTGATTTTATCAGGTTCGTCCTTCGCTACAACGTGAGACCTCGCGTGCAAAACATTCCAATAGTAGGGCTTCGGCTTTCCGTCCGACGTCCAGAATGGTTCATCACCGTCTTTCACTTGATGCACTCGACCTCGATTGTACTGAAACATTTCATTGTATAAATTATGAAAAGTCGTCTTCGAATCAGGTATCAAACCGT